CCGTGAACTGCTTTAAGATCCTGTGCTAGTTCCAAACTGTACTCTGCCTTGAGTGCTCTGGACTTCGCAGTCACAGTAACTTTCTCAATGCTGAAGTTCATTTCAGCGAAGGCATTAGAACCAGTACCTAGAGTCTCAGACTCATCGGTTCTCATTCCTGTACCGTTTGTGTATGTACCAGAGTCATTAAGAAGACCTGGGTTTGAACCTGCTTGTGCAGCAGAAGAACCGAATCCACTGGTTTGAGCAGCGTCTCTACCTGTGAAGTCTGAATCAGGTTCATTGTAGAATGCTTCTGTACCAGATGCACGGTTGGTTCCGAATCTAGATCTCATTGCGAAAATGAGTCCAGTTGGACCAGTCATAGGTTGTACACCCGCAATGTCATAAGCGATTAACTTAGGCATTGATCTTCTAATCAATGAGATTAGAACTGGGTCGAAACCTGCAACAGGACCAGTTGCTGTAGCATTAGCACTAAAACCTGCTGCTGAACTTGAAGATCCAGTAGAGTTTGTAGGTGCTGCTTCAGTTAAAATTCCTGCTTCTTCGCGTAGGAATTTTTCTTGGTTTTCTAGCAGGACAGCGGTAACTGCTTTTCTGTATGTATCCTTGATTCCATCAAGACCATCACAGTCAAGAACAGGGTTCCACTTTTCCTGCAACTGTTCAGAATTAAACATTTGCGTATTTCCCCTCCAGGAAAAGTATTTGTTTTGAAAAATTGTTTAGGGTATTTTTATCACTTAGTCCAACGACGTAAAGCATCCACGTAACGTGACATACTTTCAGTCATATCTGTATCCACAACAGGTTGTACGTCTTCAGCAATAGTTTCTGTTGCAGGAGCAGCAGGTTTGCTAGGATAATAACTCTCCTTGAGAGTTGCTACCTTATTGCGGAATGACTCTTCATCTTCAAACTCAACACCCTCAGCAAGTTGGGATAACTTCTCCTTTTCGGTAGATGCTAAACCTTCTGCTATTTCGTTCACAATCCCATTCTTAACAAAGGCACTTACCTTTCTAGTAAGTTCAACGTTAGCTTCAATTTGCTCGTTGAGTTTTGTTTCCATATTATCTAATTCAACAGACATCGCATCAACAACATCTGCTTTCTCGTCAGGAACCTCAATATGGTTCTCAACGAAAACTTGTTTAAGACCAGAAACTACACTCTCAGCGATCTCTGCTTTGAGACCATTTTCAACTTCAAGTTGGTTACTGTCTAACCATTGCTGAGTTGCGTATGTAAGATACTCATCGACTTTCTCAGCAAGTTCTGTCTTAATTTTTTCTACTTCCTCTGAAAGAGTGGAAGCGTACTCTTCGTGGATCTTGCCCACTTCCTCATTCAAACGAGAAACAACTGCTGCTTCAAAAATAGTAGTTGCTTTTTCTTTGAATTCTTCGGAAAGATCCTCACCCTCTGTGAGTGCTGCTACATCAGCGGATAAGTCAACCTCAATCAGGTTGTCGCCTTCTGCGTTTTCTGCTTCAACAGACTCTGCCTTTTGAGGACTAGCATCAGAAGGTTTTGTTTTTGGAGCAGTCGCTGTTGGACCACCGCCACTCTTGAGTTTGTTGGAATCATCATCAGGTTTGTTATTCGTTGGAGTAGGACCTCCAAGATCTTGAACTGCACCTAAAGAAGACTGATCAGATACAGCACCGTCAAATTTTGCTTCGGTGACTTCCTGCTTATCTTCGGGTGTCATAACTTGTTCATCTGCGGACATTAGTTGTCTCCTTGTTAAATGTAATACAGTTTTTCTAACAATTATTTATAATTATAAAGTTCCTAGGAACTGTGAAAACGCGGAAAGTTTTCTTTCTTCTAGGACTCTACTACTAGGGGCATTGTCTAACCCACGTTTAATATGTGCAAGTTCTGACTCTTTTATAAGTCCGTTTGCCCATACCCACTCCTTTCCTTCCATAATACCATTAACAAAAGCATCAGGTGCGGAAGGATCAGCAACAATATCTGCTGCTGTAGCGAGCATATAGTCATCAGCGACAACTTTACACCCATTAGTTTCTTTTAATGATCCAATACCACGTGAAGAAACTCCAAGTTTTACTCCTTCATCGAGCAAGTTCTTAGCAATGTTACCCATTGGTGTTTCGAGAATACGAGCACGACCTCTGAAGTTATTGCCTTCTTGCACTAAAGAAGTAATTAAATGAGATGCACGATCTAAATTTACGGTAGGACCTTCTGGATGACCTAACTCACCAAGAGCACGACCGCTTTTTATGAACGACTCATTATATTTAGACACTTCTCTTTCAAGAGTTGACAACGGATACATTCTTCCGTTGCGGTTTTTGATCTCTCCTTGTAGAAAAGTACCTTCTATATAGAGTTTTTTCTTACCGTTTTTCTCTTCAGTTAAGACTTGTACGTCTTCAACCTTCTCCGTTATCAGTTTCATTAGGTGTTTCCTCTGTTTCTTCTGGTTCTGTCAGAAAGTTTTTTGCAATTTCAATTTTTTGCTGTTCGATAGCAGCAGCGGTCATTGTATTCATCGCATCGTCAACCTCTGAACTGACATCTTTCGATCCAGAAAAGAGTTTGTTGACTATTTCCATAGCTCCAATGCTAGGCATAATTAATTCCTCAATTAATACTATTTAGAATTCTCCGCGTTTATAATCAGCGGGAGAGACTGATTCTGGTCCACTTGAGGTAATATCCTCTGACTCTTCCTCTGGTGGAGCATCCATTGGTGCACCATCCATAGGTTGTCCTGTCATAGGATCAAGAGCAGCGGGGTCTGGTAACTTACCGCTACCAATTTCCTTTTCCATTTGCTTGTCAATCTCTTTAATCTCAGCGTCTGACTGACGTAAGACCTTGCGACGTATGTAGTCAAGAGAGAAGTAACGACCCGCAAAAGGATCCATTGTGGTAACAAGATTCAATCTTTCATTCAGAATTTCTTGATCTTTTAATTCACTGAAGTAGTTATCAGCGATAAAATCATACTGAATGTGCTCAGACATATCATCCCATTCTTCAATAGAGATGATACCTTTTAAAACTAATTGTGTTTTAAGTAAGTCGTGGAATAATTCTGAGAATTTTTTGCGGAGACGTGTGACAAACTTTTGGAATTTTACTTCATCACGTGTAATCTCAGCAGCACGACCCAAGTTAAATGTAGAATCAGATTCTAATCTAGACTCTGGTACATTTAGTGCACGATATAGTTTCTTCTGGAAGTACTTGACATCCTCAAGTTCTCCAAGATTTTGTCCACCTGGGAGCGTAGTGATTTCAGTACCTCGTCCTCCTTCTCTTCTAGGCAACCAGAAATCTTCAAGCATCGACATAAATTTTCTGTCATCTCTTATTTCTCCCGTGTCCGCATTGTAAACTAATTTGTTTCTATAGCGACTCATAACCTCACGAAGGTATTGTTCCGCTTTTTGTTTTGGTAGATTACCAACATCAATATAAAATATTCTTCTTTCTGGTGCTCTTGATAATCTATAGATTACAAGACTATCTTCAATCATTCTAAGTTGATTGAGTGCTTTGATTGCCTTATGTAAATGTGACATAATCACATTCTTATTCATATCTTTCAAACCACTGTGGCAAAAAGCAATAGCATCAGATGCTATCTTGATTCCTGTAGTTTCAAGACCACGTAAACCTTTTTGATTGTAAACGTAATATTCTGCTGATCTAGGTGCAGTTAAAGATTCCATTGTGCGTGGATCTACAAACTGTCTATCTTTCTTTGCTTCAAATTCTATTACTTTACGAATCTTACGGGGGTCAATGTACCTTAATTCTGTAATACCACGACGAGGATTCTTAGTATCAATGACCTTATGGTAATATAATTTTCCATCTATGTACCATCTGCGGAATATATCGTATGCTTTCTTATCAAAATCTAGTAATCTGAGAACGTTATGAAACTCATCTCTAATTTTTTTGCGTATCCCTGCACTTACTTCTAGGTTTGCTAGGTCTACATCTACGGGACTATCATCTCTATCACCTGCTATTGCTTCATTGACAACATCATCCACTGCCCTATCACACTCTGGGTGAATGGACATTTCTCTATATCGTCTAATAAGATCTGATTCGTCTTTATAACTACCATCTAAGTCAATGGCGGTTCCAAAATAACCACCACCTGCTACGGGAGTTGCAGCATCATCAGATTCTTTACGCACAAAAGAAGGACCATTATTCTGACCCTTCTTAGCACGTTCAAGAGAATAACCAAAAAGTTGAGACATTAACTATGTACCTGTTCTACGTAACTATTTAGCGAGGTAAGAAACCGCCTTTTAGTCTGCGTTTCCGCTATCTACGTCGTTGTCGTATGTCCAGTATTGTACTTGGAACTCTACAGTGTACTCTTCTGGAGTGTCATTTGTTCCCCAGTCAAGTTCTATAGCACTGATGTTACTTGGCCAGATACCTTCAAATCTATAAGTTCTGATGATGTTTCCTTTACGGTCCATCTGACGAACTTTTGCTGTAGACTGATAGTCTGCAATAGTATTTGAATTTTGGAAGTTTTGCTGTAGTGCTTGGATGTTAGATGACCACGCCTCGAAGAATGCTCTGAACTTAAATGATTGATCATTAAGTACAGTCACTGTCCAAGGTTCAAAGGTTCTATCACCTGCAATTTTTAATTGTCTTCCTCTGTAAGGAACGTTAACAACTCCTACAACGGATGCGGGAATGTTTGCTGCCTTTACAAGGAATGTACCAAACGCATTTGCTGTAGTAGCGTTTAGTTGTGAACCACCACTTAGTGTTTCTTGAATCTCAGCGGTTGATCCACTTACTCCACCAGGTTGAGGTGTAATCTCACTCTGCAAAACAGGAGGTGCGAATACTTCAACTTGGAACAGATTAGGACGTGCAAAGTCCTTTACGTTATCTCGGAAGGTAAAGATAGGTGCTTTTATGTTTGCACCTTGTACCTGTCCTGGTTGTGCTTCTGCCATTGTTAGTTACTCTCTTGATTAAGATGTTACTTCAGCGAAACTAGAACCAGTTCTAGTAGCAGTGAAGGTTAGTGTAATGTAGTTGATAGAGCGTGTTGGTTTCACGAATATCTCCGCGAAGAACTCTCCTCTATCTATTGCTTCAGGTGGGTTGTTGCTCGTATCGCAAACGACCAAGAAATCAATGATTCCGCGACGAGATTGTATTGAACGTAAGAATGGTTCTACAATGTTCTTGAATGAAGAACGTGTAAACTCATCGTTGAGTTCAAATAGTTGTGTTTTTGCTGCTTCTGAAATTGCATCTTCCAGTACCAAGAACAAGCGACGAACGTTAATTCTGTCAAATGCTGATTGATAAGCAAGAGCAGTCTTGTCACCGAATAGTACGATACCCTGACCTGGGAATGATACAACTGGGTTTATTCTTGCAGCATAGAGTTTGTCTCTATGATCTTTTAGAGGTGAGTAAGCAAGTTTAATTGCGTTACGTAATTGACCTCTATTAAATCCTGCGGGTGAGAACCACGCTTCTGCATTTAATGTTGCATTTAAAACAAGACCTGCAACGTCTGAGTTACAAGGGATGTAACGATATACGTCGTTGTACTTGTCATAGATGTACTTGTAGTTGTTATCGAATACAGCGTAAGATGTTGATGACAACTTGCTGAACATATCGATTGTTTTATTAACAATTACATTTGTGTCTGCTTGTCCAATTACATCTCCGCGTGATGGTGAGATGAATGCTATGCAATCTTTACGAGTTGCAGCAATGTCAATGATCTTCTGTGCTTTAGCAACAGTATCATTAGCATTTGCCATTGATGGACCCATCAAAATGTAATCTACATCAACTGTTTCTCTATCGTTTATAAGGTCATATCCACCAAGGATATTTGCACGAGATACTGTGTATCCGTCTACTCCACCTTGTAATGAGTATTTTACAGTTGAACCATTTGTTGTGCTGATTATTTCACGACCAAGATTTGTTTCATTGTTCTTGATTGGTGCAGCGTATCTGATAAGATCAAATGAACGAGACACACCTGATAAACCAAACCCGCCATTAGCAGCACCATCAACATCCATTAATGATGATCCTTCGTGAGAACCCCAATAAATGAATTGTGAATTTGATTTGATTACATCTTTATAGTAAAGTGTTTCGCCTTGCACACCTTTAGCATCTGTAGACTTAGAAACAAATAGGAATTTCTCAAGGACTGATCCAGGAGTTCCTGTTAGTTTTCCGTCTCCGTCAAGGATGAGGATGTGCATCTGGTCATTATCACCACCGCGATCCTTTACCCAAGGAGAAGTTGTAGGACGTGGAGCAATGTTGATCCATTTTTGTTCGCCACCATAGAAACGTTCTTCGTATTCTGAACGTACACTTAATACTTGAACACCACCACTAGAAGTATTGTCATCATCGATTGTGTAGTTTGCTGCAAAGTCTTCTGAACCTGCATTGTTTACAACACGTAACTGACGTTCAACGCTTTCTACTACTGCTTTGTCACCTGTTCTGTTACCACCTGATGCTGCATCCCATAATGCAATAACATCACCTGGTTCAAGAACATCGGATGACTGTGCGTAGTCTACGCTAAGTTCAATCTTTCTTGTTACAGGATCGTATGCTACAACCTGTCCAAGAACGTCGATAGATGATGGAGATGCTGCATTTGTTTCTGCTCTCCAATACTCATCAACCTTAAAGTCTCCGTTAATAGTTGTTGCACTTAATGTAACAACCATTGTGTAACCAAACACTTTTGCTTGTGCGTTTCCTAGATTGTAAGTAACGTTTGATTTGTTTGTAATTATATCTGTGAAATCCCATTCAGCAGATGTAGGTGCTGCAAGTGATAAGATTTGATCTGGACCTGCATCGGTCATCACTATTCTTATTGAGTTACCAAAAACTCCAGGGAATCTTGAACCCCACTTCCAAGCGTTAGCAGCAGTTTCGATTGTTGATTCATACTGCTCAAGGTTCTTAATGAGAGGAGCAGTAACACCTGTTACAGTTGTCTCATTAATAAATGTTTTGCTAACTGTTACTGTTAGACGAGAAACAGCAACACCATCTGTGTGAGATGAAGCAGTTGTGCTTAGTTCTCCACGTGTTACGGTTAAGTCGTTTCCAACGATAGCACTTACACGAACTATCTCATCTTCAATCTTTAAGTAGTCGTTTAACTGTACGTTAAGTGCACCACTGTCAGCGACAGTAACTGTTGTGTCACTTGAACTTAATGTTCCACCCTCGTTTAAAGTTGTAGATGTTCCTGCTTGTTCTATTAATGTAATAGATGAACCCGCAGCGTGTGAAGTAGCAGCAGATGCTAACTGTCCACGTAGAACTGTTAGGTCATTACTGTTTACAGCAGTAACCTGTAGTATTTCAGCGTCAATTAAGATCAGATCGTTCTGAGAAAAGTCTGTACTATCCTTAACTGTAAGAGTAGTATCTGCCCCACTGAAGGTTGTCTGAGTTGTTTGTGCTGTGTCTATTGAGTTTTTAAGTGCACTTGCTTCTGCTCTTATGACTTTTAGTGTACCGCCATAGAGTAAAAACTGTGCTGCACTGTACCAGTATTCGTAGTTAAAGTCACTAGGTCTACCAAATGTAGAAAGTAATTCTTTCTCACTTGTAATATCAACAATTTTGTTGACAGGACCCTTTTCAAAGGAACCAACTATCACTGCTACATTATCTAAGGTTGCGTTTGCAACCGTTGTCAGATCCCTTTCAAGTACAACGACCCCTGGTGAAAGTTGGGTGGATGCCATTGTTTAATTCTCCTTGAAAATGCTTCCAATTTTACTAGAATTATTTATTAATACCGATCTTTCTGATGGGGAAACAAAACGTGAACTGTTTACCAATCTGGATAGTCTGCTAAGTATGGTGGCAAAGGTCTTGGTCTATTCTTTCTTACATTTTTTCTACGTGCTTGAATACGTTTTTTAGTGCACTCCTTACATTCATACGCAAATGCAGATGGATAGTTACCTCTATCTCTTCTAGTTTTATAAAAATCTGCTATTAAATTTTTAGTGACGAGACATTTACGACACCTTCTATCCTCAAGTAAGATGTGCTCTAACTCTAACTCGTCCTCTAGATTCATCTGTATTCCCACATATAAGTTCTTTCACCATAAGGATCAGAGTTCCAAACATTACCATCTTCATCAATGAATGTTGTATCTTCTATACCGTTGTCAACAAAACCAAATGGTGCCATATCTGCTTCTATCGCTTCTCTTTGTTCCTCATACATCTTTACACGAACATCATTATCGTGTATTTCTTTGAAGTATGGTTGCACTGCTAACCAAGCAAAGATTACTAGACACATAGCAAGGTCATCATTACATCCTTCTTCTGCTTGCCACGACTGTCCTTTTTGAATAAAGGTAGTTAGTTCTGAGATAATATCATAATCACATAGAGTCATCTTATCATCTTCTATTAATTGTTTTAAGTTAGAACAACCAACTTTCTTTACAGCACTAGACATCTTTACACCGAGTTGTACCTTACCACCAGAGAATCCTTGTCCTATAACTTGCCCTGCTCTACCACGCATAGCAGACATTAATAGATTGTCATACTCAAGATCATACTGTATGATGTCTGCTACCTGTGCACCAACGTCATTTACTTCTACTAATACAAAAGCGTGGTTGTATGCACTTGCAGTCTTGACTATAATATCTGGGAATAAAAGGGGTTTAACTGTATTACTTCTATATTTTGCTACCAATTTATACGGAGGTTCTGTGGTATCGAATATACAAAACGCACTATAGTCACCATCTACTCCGCGTGCTACGTCCACAGTCATTGTATAAGTGTGTCCGTCAATCGGATCTTCATAAACATCCAGTCCTACACTAGAGTGTAGAGGATCTTCATAAACCATCAATCTTAATTTACTTGCGGAAATTAGTGTATCTACAGATCCTAAGAACTCACATTCAAACTCAACTCTGAACTGTGCCTCTGATGTGTTTGCTATAGTTTGCTCTTTCCACTTCTGATCTCTACCTGGAACCTGTGACCAATGCACCTCTGTGTTAACATATTCATTCTTATTTCTTTCTGCATCGTGCCATATCTTATAATACATATTCATCCCGTGAGGAGTGGAGATAATAATAACTTTAGTTGACTTACCAGATGAAATTGTAGGATACACACTAGCAAAAAACTGTTCAGCAATATTATTCGGAACGAACGCAAACTCATCAAGGAATATAATATTAAAGGACATCCCACGAACAGCAGATGCAGAAGTAGATGAAGCCAAGAGACGACTTCCGTTCTCCAATTCCACTGACCCCTTGTTCCAACCAACAATACCCTGCTGCATCCATTTAGGAAGGTTCTCATAAGATAACTGTAAGCGTCCCAACATTTCTCTAGCAGTTGGTGCTTTGTTTGCGAGGATTGCGACATTGACGTTATCGTTAAAAATTACATACCATAATAGATATGATGTTACAATGGTTGATTTACCAGACTGTCTGGGTAATTTAGCAATATTAAATCTATTCTCGTGAAAACTTTTTACCATCTCCTCTTGGAAATCGTACATATCAAAAGGTATAACACCTTCATCAAGAGATACAATCCTAATATAATTACGAATAAAATATGCAGGATCTCTACTGCATTTAACAAACTCTCTTACCTGTTCTGGTGAGAAGTTAGTTGCAACGTTTGCTTTCTTAAGATTAGGGTTGCCTAAGTATATCTGGTTTTCTGCCATTAATCCTTACTCCAAGGTTTGTCAAATAAGACCGTGTTTATATATTTATCTGCCCAGAGGGGATCAAACCATTGTGACAATACTGCTTTAGTTTTTTTGTTCTTTCTCTGAGATACACAATACCAACATTGATCATCCAATCTTTTCATTATAGGAATGAATGGTGAGTGTGGATCTCTCTTTGCGTGTCTTACAGCATCACAAAATACTATCAAATATTTTTGCACTACTGAATAAAAATCATCTCTTGCTTTCTGATCTTTCAATCTAGCAAATTTACAATGCTGCGAGAAAACATCCTCTGCCCATAAAGGTAAAGGTCTCTTGTCTTTAAATGTAAACTTCTCACTTATTACTGATAGTTCAGAATTGAGATCCACTCCGTGTACAGGAGACACATCGACAATAGCAGCAGTAATAGTTGAAGGCGTTTGGATAATGTCACAACCAAAAATAGGTAAACGATATTCTGGATCTGGATAAAGAACGCAATGAATAATTTCTATTTTGTCTGTGTTTGCTCTTTCAATATGGAGTTTTCTAAGTCCTTTGCATTTCCACATCTCATTGCGTATAGTAACTTTCTCGTGTTCTATAACGCTATGATCTGACTCGACAACTGTAAGGTCGGGTAAGTCACTAATATTTCTACGGATAAGATCCGCTAATTCATCACAAAGATTTGTCACATTTATTCTGCAAGTGTACCACGTGATCTACGAAGGTCTCGTAGTTGTTCAAAGTCTTTTTGTTTTGTACCTCCATCATAGGGCCAAGCATACCCTTCACCAATCATCTCTTCGTTGAGAGATACATCTGCATCACCAACATATAACCACCCAAGCAAACGACCATACTTACCAACCCCGCCTTTGAGTTCAGTTCGTATAGTAAGTTCAGACTCTCCATCAATAGCACTCTCCAATTTTTCTTTTAACCAGTTAGTAGCATCTATGCCTAGTGCCTTTTCTTCTAAATTGCGGGTACGTTTCTCAGGAGTATCAACACCTGCAACACGAACTCGTTCTTTCTTGTATAGATCAAAACCTAGATCAATAGTAACATCAATAGTGTCACCATCAACTACTCTGTTTATCTCTGTTACTCGAAAGTTGTAGCAACTTTTCCTGCTTGGCGGAACCATCGCCCCCATTGTTCATCTCCATAAATGCCATCCTTAGTATATAGACGATGTACCAAGTAACTATTACAACAAGTATCAACACCATCCAGATGACACCCCAGACAACCATTAGTTTTTATTGTGTACTATTGTGTGGTTTCCAAACCACTGTCCGTGCAATGGAAAGTCTCCTGTTTTATTTACTTTTATATTGAATCCTATTGAATATTTTTGATCATCAGAATAGTTCTGTGTAGTAGAATGTTCTAACCAAGATGGGAATAATATTAAAGTGTCAGGGAATGTTTCTACTGCCATCTCTTGATAAGTAGCAAAACAACTCATTCTTGCTTGTACAAGTGGACTATGAAAATTAATTAATCCTTGTTCTGGACTTGTTTTATGATAGTAACATCCTGATAACTCAAATCCTGGGTGCATATGTTGATTTTGATTAGCACCTTTTGGGTATATATTTAACCAAGACTCAGGCATATCCCAATTATCGTGACCAACATATTTAATAACACACTCTGCAATATATGATTCTAAATTTGGCATTTCATATGCACGCAAAAAATCCCTCCAATGATCTTGCTTGGAAGGATCATCACCGAAGTGAAGAATTAATTGTTCTTTCTCTTGTACATCACTAATAACTTTTTCAAGTTCATCCCTTATCTCAGAGTCATCGTGTCTGAATCTTAGAACTGTGGATGGAAATAAATCAATAACGTCAGGTTGCATAATAAAGTTTCTGTTACACTATCTAGGAACTACGACAGTTCCATTTTTTAAGTGCTAATGCTTTACGAGTTGGTCTACCTTTCTCATCTTTCATAGGTCCTCTCATTCCACCCATTCTTTTGCAAAAATTGTTTTGCCTTTTATCTGCCTTACTACCTGGTTTTGGACTACCTGTTACAGGTGCTTTAAGATCTGAACCAGGATTCTCACGTTCGTAAGACTTTCTTCCTTTTTCATTTAACCCACCACTAGGATTTTTTCCTTCTTTACGTTGCCACGCAGATTCACTGAAACTTTTTAAACTGGTTTTGAGGTTACTTGATTTACCTTTCTTGGACAATTTATACTTGACCAAATCCTGATGAAGTTCTCTATGTTGTTTCTTACTATCACCTGATCGTTTATTTGATTGATCCATTCTTTTGTTTTTACCTACAGTTTGGTATCCTTTACCAACACCTGCATATTTCTTTTGATAGAACTCTTCTTTATATGACTGCACTCTAGTCTTACCAAGAATGTATTTTGGATCATTCTTCATTGCTTTCTGTGCATCTGCCTCATCATTTTTATTTACATTTATAATTGTCTTTCCACCTTTTTTAGTTTTAGTATGTGCTATATTACCCATTTCTTCTTTTACTTCTTTCTTCTTAGTTTTCTTAGCAAACGATGCCATAGGACCTGATGGTTTACCAGTTCCTTTGTAGAGACCATAAGAAGTTCCTTCTGACTTCACATTTTTTATATGTTTTCTGAGACGGTCTGCTTGACTCTTATGTTTAGTTACAGCACCATCCAGTTCCTTTGCAATCGTTTTGAGTTCTTTCTCCTCTTTCTTCATCGATGCTTTTGCTGCCTTGATTCTATCAAGAAATGCTTGTCCACCTTTCTCTTTCTTGATCTCAGCATCAGTCCTTGCTCTACCCATACTATTATTCTTAGCGTATAATTTACTCTGCATATCATTGGCACCAGTGAGTCTACCTCTACCATAACTCTCTTTATACAAACTAATCAATTCATTTCTTGCTTCTCTTTTACTAGGTCTACGATACCTACCAACTTCTGTAACTCTACCATCTCTACCATAGTGCCTTCCCTTTGTTCTATTGACGTGATCTGTCATTGCAGTATCTACCTCTTTAGTGCTTCTAGCATACTGAGTAGACTTATCTTTTAAATTAACTTTTTCTTCTACCTTTTTTGGACCGTATGTGATGCAAGGGTTTTTACCACAACCACAATTTTTCTTAGAACCTGGTTTTACTAACTCAACTTCTTCATTTTTTTTCTTACTCATATCCATTATCGCACCTTTACCATACTTATCAGTTATTCTTTTCTTAACCATCTCAAGTGCTCTAGCACTATTCTTTTGTTGCTTTAGCATACGTGCTTTTCTTTGAGCATCAGTCTCATTATTTTGTGAATGGTTAGCAGTGGTTGCATCAGATTTTTTACCCGAAGTAGGATCACCACCTCTCATCAAAACACTATCTTTCCAATGATCATATCCTTCTTCTGGAATATAACCTTCTTTGTTTATTCCAAGAACTGCTCTAAATTTTTTACCTGCTGAATATGGATTTTCTTGTGCTTTTCTTTTTTTGGTATCTGCTTTTATTGACGACATCTTCAAAGCGTTAGAAATCCTAGCACGCTTACTATTGTACTTTGGTTTAGGATTTGTCTTGTCTATTAAACGAGCAACTTTTAATCTTTTACGAACTGTGGGATCACCATATTCTTTTATGATCTCCTCTTTAGTAACTTTAGATTTTTTCTTTTTATCTTCGCTGTGATCACAATGACAGGACTCAGAGAAGTTAGAAAATGATTGAAGATGTAGATTAGTCATTATGCTACTTTATTATTAGATGGGTTTCTAGGACAATTTTTTTCGTGCTTTTGAATCCACGTCTTAGGTCTCCAATGTCCTTGAGGAGATTTCAATCCACAATGTGCACATACCCACTGACCATTAATATCTTGTATCGCCACGGATTAACCTCCAACAACCTGTACTTGTTCTACAATTACATCAGCAGAACCTGCTGTTAACTTAACAGTTCTTTGTAACATAGGAACGGTGTTGGCAATTACATCATCATCACTAATTGTATATGCAGAACCTGCACCTGACGCATCAATGTCTGTAGTAATTGTTCCGTCAGTAACTGCTGTCACTTTCTTACCTGCTGATGCAGCAGATTCAAAGTCCGATCCAAAACCATTTGTATCGCCACCATCTATAGTCTGAATAAAATCTCCTACAGCAAAACTGTGACGACCACCTGCTCCTGTACCGTGTCCACCACCTGCAACAGTAAACACTGAACCGTTAGCATTAGTTGCAGTTGTAATACTAATATTTTTTGATTTGCCCACAGAAAGCAAGATTGCTTCCCCTGCTGCGAGTGTAATAGCAGGACCGCTATCGAACTTTATGGATGATGCAGATGCAGCGTATGCACGTACAACTCCACTTTTAACGACGATGTAAGCAGTACCTGAACCACTCACTGTCGTAGTATCTAAGACATTTAATACAGACATCGACTTTTTGACACAAGATTGTTTTTACTATTTATCCTCTTTCTGTTTCTGTTTGAGGAATTTCGCAAGATCAGCAGTGCTACCAACAAACATTGTGTTGTTAGTAACGTTACCTGTTACAGCACCTTTTGGACCCTCTTCTAATTCTTGCATTTTTTTCTGAAGGTCAATTAGTTTATCCGTGGCATCTGCCACGTTCTTAATTAGATTACCTGCTACCTCATAGGCACGTGGTGAATCTGTTTGTTGTGATAGTTCTAGGATTCCGTCTACCGCTTCCTGTCCCTTGTCAATTAACGAATACAAATTACCACGAGTATATTCGTAGTCTTTTTTAATTGCTTCGTTTTGTTTTACAGGTGTATCTTCTACTCTCTGTAATGTAGGTTTATCATCTTTAACGATGGATGTTTCTACATCAAGAGCGTCTTCAATACCGTCGAATTTACTCGTCGTTTCCTGTGACTGGGTTTCTTGATTTTCCATCATTGAATTCACTGAATAGTTCATTAAAACCAAAATCATCATCTGGATCAGAAGTGATCGGGTCTGGTTCGACCGTGTATCTCATTTCACGAGGTGCACTTGTTTTGCTATCGGGAGCAGTATCTACGATTGCCTTACGGATAAGATCTTTCTCACCGTCGAGAACAGGACCGTAGATATATGTTTTGCAAGTGAAAGTTAATGTATATATGAGAGTTCTTCTTGTTGTATAGTCACCTTCATAATCATCATCATAAGATATTGTATTTAAAACTACTGGAAAATCTTTTTTCTCCTGTAACTGATCGTTCAGTTGTACAGTGATATTAAATGTGGGTTGGAAGTATGGAAGTATTTGTTCTAAGATTTGTAAACCGTCATCTTGATTCTTTGAAAGAATTGCTAACTCAAAATCAACGTTGTACGGTACTGGCATAAACGCTTTTTGTAGGTCACTTCCAACAGCAGTCCTAACTCTCTGTGTTGGGGAGACCTTTCTTGTTGCGTCGTAGTTGAAACCAGAAATCTCAAACGAAATCCTAGGAAGCGTAATTTGAGTCGCATCTTTCCTAGTTAAATCTCCTACTTGTTGGAGTCTTGCTAAAAACTTTTGTTTAGGTCCGTATGCCAATGGCACCTTCATAAACTCAAAATCCGTAGCATTTTTTTTCCTACGAATTTCTATGTTATTAAACAATGTACCGAAGGCAATAACTGACTTTCGGAATATTTCATTGTATGTATATGTACCTAACATTAAGTAGCACCTCCAAAATCACCAAATGGGTTCCCTTCTGAAAAATCAATGATCCCATCAGCAAGGGTCTCAAACGAATCATTTGAATCATATTCGCTTGATGTATTATTTAGGGTATTATATGATGCAGTTGTCCAAGCAGCACCTGATGTCTGCCCAGTTATAGTTTCTGGAATTGAAAATATTCCAGTTCTATTGAAGACTTGTAATTGTCTATTAGTAGAATCCCAAGACTTAACCTCTGCTGTAATATTAGAGGTTCCACCTGCCACCACTTCACCGACTGTAAAGTCTCCAGTGCCACCTGTGGCAAAGTTGATAGTGATGGATACAGAAAAATCCTGCTCGATTTGATCGATTGCAGTAACTCCTGTATCGAACTGCTCGTCGCTGAACTCGAAGAGTTCACACTTAAGACCCCATACGTGGATCTTATTTAACTGGTAGAAAGGTTGTTCGTGCTCAACGAACATAATTTTAAATATTTTATTTGCCAAAGGGAAGTAAACCAAGTCTCCTTCGTTAGGTCTTCCTTCCACAATCAGTTGAGTGTTGTCGTCAACTGCTTCTGTAAATCTTTTTCTTGATATTATAAATGTAACTTGATCAGAAATCCTTACACCAAACTTCGTAAAGAGATCGCCATCACCAGTAAATCCAGTTGGATCTTCAATGTATGCTTCAATCTCATAGGCATCATCAAATTTAGACAAAGCATCCTCAGTAAATGTTGTATCTTCATTTACTAAAGTTCTAGGCATATAGAAGACATTTTTTCCAAACATCTTTATCTGTTCTATGACAAGACTCTCTACGAGATCCTGTTCACCAGTTGTGCCTTGTGTAAAGAAAGAGTTAGTTGCCATTATCCAATCATATCCATTGGTGGAGTTTCGTATGTAGTACGAAGTTGTTCGTCTAACTGTTGAAGTTCCTCTACAGCATCGCTATAAATTTTCTCACCATTTAGAGTAACACCACCAGGGAGTTGAACGTTTTGGAACTTAGTTAAATTTGTTCCCCAATATTTTTTAATCATCGCAGTAGCATAATCCTTGACCCACATCTCATTATAGATTTTTGTAAAATTAATTGGATCTAATGCACGAACACAATCAATAACAATAAACTCACCCTCACGAACATCTGTATTAGTATCAAAATCAATATATAAACGACCAGATGTATGAGTAAATCTTGTAGGTTTCATTCCTTCTAATAAGAAATTAATTGTCTCAAGATGTGTCTGAATCATATAGTAATGATAAAACTGTGTTGATGTAAAATCAAACAAATCATTTAATCTTAACTGATAACGAATATCAAACATATTTGCAGTACCCTTATCTTGGAAAGTAAAGATACCATTAACAGATGTTATAAAATCAGGTAAGGTTAAAAAATTATTTTGCGTCTTAAATTCTGTACTACCTACAGTTTCTGTAGTATCTGCTTGAAACGCATCTACTTCAGCTTGAGTCATCTGATGTTTTAGATAAACTTTTTCTGAACCACCATAATGATAAACGTGAAACTTCTCGATAGTGTAATCGATAGCATCATCTATTTGATCATCAGAAACATTGACTTCTAATACAGGTTTACCTAATCTGCGAAGTGCGTATTCTTTTAGTGTTGATTTAGAGGTTGGAGTTGCCATTTAATTATAGAGCAGCGATTGCAGCAGCGAATTGTGTGTAATTTATTGAGTTCGCAGCAGCAGTTTTAAGTTGTGCTAATGTAATTGTTTCTGCTTGTAATGCAGAATCTGCCTTAGCACCTTGTGCAGCAGTAGCATAATCAGTTGATGCAGTTGCAGCAGCAGTGCCTAGTGTAGGTTTGCCAGTCAGATCATTATATGCACCAGAGAATAATGTAGGTTTGTTGCTGAGATCATTATAATTATTGCTAGTAGCAACAGCACCAAGGTCGCCTGGTTGTGTAGCAGAATCAGCAAGTGTACCTTGTGCAGCAGTTGCGTAAGCACTTGCAGCAGTGGTAGCAGCAGATCCAAGTCCGAGAGTTGTTCTAGCAGCAGATGCTGATGCGTCATCAACAAGTGTTAGACCAAATGTGCTGATTGCAGAGGCATCAAGTTTTCCAGTGATACCTGCTGTTACACGAGCGTCAGCACGTGCATCTGTATAGTAAAGATTTGTAGATCCTTCTGCCAAATCATCAGTATCGTGATTAGATAGTGATGCAATAGTTGTAGGAGTGGTGAATGATATGACACCAGTAGAAGAATTATATCCTAGATCTCCGCTGACTGAAATATGTCCACGAGTTCTTGCAGCAGTGGTGAATAGGTTGGTTGATCCTTCTGTGATATTATCTGTATTAATGTCTGACTGAGTAACAGACAAAGTACCAGAAGAATGTTCAATACCTGTTCCATATGTGAAGTGTGTCCTTGTTCTAGCAGCAGTAGTGAATAAGTTAGTTGAACCTTCAGTTACGTTATCAGTATTGATGTCTGATTGTGTTACAGATAATTGACCTGCTCCACTTAGTTCAATACCAGTTCCGTATGTAAAGTGTGTTCTTGTTCTAGCAGCAGTCGTGAATAGATTTGTAGATCCCTCAACGATGTTGTCAGTATCAAACTCACCAAAGTCAGCAGATAGAGTTAGTAAGTTACCTGCATCATTGTAGGTAGCAGAAATACCAGTACCACCTGCGATCAATGCAGCAACACGATCATCAACTCTTTCGTCAGTAAAGTATAGATTTGTAGATCCTTCAGCAAGAGCATCTGTATCGTGGTTACTGATGTCACCAACCTGTGACTCTTGGAACGTAATAGTTCCAGTAATGTTTAAGTTACCTTGAATCTCAAAGTTTGTAGAACAAACAAAGTTACTTACAGATAAAGTGTTTGAACTAGGAATATATTTAAAGTTGTCTGAGTCAGTTCTTATTTCAGTGTTTCCAGTTGTAGCAGAAACAAATGTTGGGAAGAATGTAAGGTTAGAACCTGTGGTGTTTGTGACATCAACTAGAGATGCAGTATCAGCGTTACCAGTTAAGTCACCAGTTACGTTACCAGTAATCTGACCTGTAACTCCAAGTGTGCTTTGTAAAGTTACACCATCTTGAACAT